CAACAACTCGTCACTGAATTCATTGTTGAGTTCACCTTCCCACAGCCTGTCGAATAGGTCACTGTCAACTTCTTCAGACTCTTCAGTTTCCTCTGCTTCTTCAGCAGGTTCTTCTTCGTCAGAGCCTAGTTTCTTTTGCAGTTCAATGTATGCAGACTCTAGTTCTTGTGCGTTCTTATATTTACCAGCAAGCATTTGCTCCTGGTCATCCTGCATCTGTTCACCGACTTGCAACGAATCTTGTTCGTCTGCATTCAGTTCACCCGGAGCGTTTTCTTCCGGGATCATAGACATTACTTCTGCCATGGTTTATTGGGTGGGAGGTTGTTCTTGTGCTAATTCAGGATTCTTAGTAGGATCCATCATTGGTGTTTTCATTGCATCAACTTCAAGCTTCTGTTGTTCGAGCTGCATCTGTTGTTGCATTGCGGCTTGCTGTTCCTGCTGTACCTCTTCCATAGAACGTACGAGGTTCAGTACATCAATACCTTGTGCAGCAGCGAGACGTTTGATAACTTCGTCAGTGTTGATAAACTGTGCAATAGACTCAGGTCCGATTGTCTGTGCAAGAGTTGTCAAGAAAGATCCAAGACTCTCACGATCTTGGCCGCGGCCTAGTGCATTGACACCTGCAACAATAGTAGGTTTAACAATGTCCTTAGGTATGCGCGGGATCTCACCCTTGCGTTGTGCTTCGCTGAGCTTACGGTTCAAGTACGGAACAAGGAAGTCAACAGTCAGAAGGCTAAACAAACCACCGAGCTGTTGCTCCAGTTCCATCTGAGTCATCCGTACTTCCTCTGCAGTCGTGCGTTCGCTTTGCCTAACGTTGAGGATCAGGAATGCTTCGCTTAGACGACGTTCGAGAATCTGTGTCATCTCAAATGCTGTACGGAAGTCAGCGGTCTTACCAACCTGCACAACACCGACATCATCAGGACGACCTTGGATGATTGCACCGTTGCCTGCAGCGGCCAGAGTGCTGGGCTTTGTAGTAGACGAGGGGCTAACAGTAAACACAACCTTTGCGGCTGCTGCAGAGCCTTCTACGAGTGCCTGAGACAGTCCTTCGAGTGACTTGAGGTCACCGATAAACTGACCGACACGTCCGCGTCCATAGCTTTCACCATCGACTGTGTTAAACCTGAGCGGGATCCAAGGTGTATTGTCAACAGGTGACTTACCTTGTGACCCTTTAATAATTTTGTCACCGACTTCCTGATGCCACATGAAGCGATTGTTGTCACGCTTTACATGTGTGTAAACATCCATGTCGTCATTGTATTGTCCGTCTTCACTAACACTCTTGGTGTCAGCAAAGAAATCTGGAGGTAGTTGATCTTGAAGGATACGTTTAGAGATACGTTCTTTCGTGATTATTTCAACCACTTGACCGTTGCCATCCCGATCCACAACGTAGCGATTCAGAGGGTAGACCTTCAGTCCATACTTGCTCATGTAGACAAGAGCGTTGCCACTAACGACAAGATGCAGCAGTGCTTGGTGCACAGCTACACGGTCATCTGATGCAGCAATAGATTCAAGAATGATACGCTCAATCTTTGCAAAAGACAAATCGAGTTCGGATTTAATTTGTGGTCCGAAGTCTTGACCCAACTGACTTTCGTCGAGTTGCAGTTTGAAAAACGAAGTCTGCACAGGAAGCAGAGCTAGCATCAATTTAGATGCCAACGTCACACAACCCTTAGCGCCTACGCTTTGGTACGGTGTCTTAAGTTGTTTCATGCCCATGGTGTATTCTTCATGACCACGAATCAAGTATGGAAGAGTCAGCTCTGATGCTTGACGTGCTTCTTCTAAGAACTGGGAACGATCGCTGGCTAAATAATCATATCGTGTACGTGCTGACATTAAACATTAAGTGCTGAAATTTTCATTAGTCGGTTACCTTTGCGGCCAAAGGTTCCAGAGATGCCTCGCATATTTTTTTGTGCAGCAGGACCACGTGTAGCAAACCGAATGCCTTCAACCTGTGGCGCACCTCTTTGCGATGCAAGTGATCGTTGAAACGACATAGCTTGCTCTTGTCTTGCTTGTTCATTAGCTGCACGTTCAGCAGCAAGACCAGCTTCATACTGTTGCCTTTGCTGTGACATAGTGCCACGCAGAGCTTCAAACTCTTTTTGTGCAGCAGATTGTTGGGAGGATAAAGTCTCTGAAAACTTGAGCCTGTCGGCAGCAGCAGTTTGTTGTTGTGCAGCCAAAGACTGTTCAAACTTAAGCTGACTTGCAGCAGCCGCTTTTTGTTGTTCAGAAAGCTGGGACTGAAATGACAAGCCTAATTGTTTTTCAGCAGCTTCTCGTTCACCCTGCATTTGCGCTGTTAGGTCTGCAAGTGAAGTCTTGTATCCACTTTGAATAGTGCCAATGCGTTCGTTCAAGCCACTGATTTTTTCTTCGTACTCAGCTCTCTCTTTTGAGAAATCATACGGCTCGTACTTCGGTACGTCTTGCAGAATCTTCAGTTGCTTTTGCAGCGCTGCAATTTGTTCAGCCTGAGCAGGATCAGTGCGGTACTCTACTGTAGGTACTGTAGGTGATGTGGGTTGTCTTTTTTGAAAGACATAAAATTTGGCATCATCATCATTACTATAGCCTTCCATAGTAATACCAGATGACTCATACCCAGGTCCAGGTGCATACTGGCTAGTCGTTATCGCATATTTATCCGGGTTTGCATGGATGTCACGATACCTTCCACTATCATAGTTGTGAACGCCGAATCCGCCTCTAGTCCGCTGAGAGCCCATTGTACGTTCAATAATATCCGTAAGAGTCTGTTCTCTCATC